CATTATCCAGATTGACGATCCCGCTAAACCTGGCCAGAAGATGAGCCTGGCACCGTTTATTGAGCGCGCGGATAAACTCTGCTAACGCCAATGTTTCCAATAAAAAACCGCAGATGCTAGCGAAAGTGTGGGGAGGTGATCAATTCTGGACTATGAGAGGACCCCGGAGAAAACGGCGCGAGGCCGCGCGATTTGGGAGGTCAGAGGATAAAAATCGAATTTCGACTATTCTGGACAGGATGCCTAAAAATACCAAAAATTGCGGTCAATTTTGGACTGTAGCGCTAACAGACTGATCGCATTTAAACCCTTTTTAATCGCCAATAAAAAGAGTGTCAGACACCCACGGCGTGAATCCTTTCTCAGGCGGACAAAAGAAAGTTTAGTTTCTTTTGTGCCACTTCTTTCTTTTCTCATAACCTATTGAGAAAAAACAACTTTAAATCAAATTAATAGATTAACATGCGAAAGCAAAAGAAAGAGCCGTATTTGCTATTCAAAAAGGTGAGCGCGGACAGAGTTCTTTTAACCAATTTTTACAGCCGTATGCGTTGCCCTGCACTGAACAGAGGCCGATGCCCTATGCCCGGCCTGTTCCTGTCTGTGCGGGGTTGCTTACTTCGTCCTTGTCACTATCGACAGATGCCCCCTTTTTAACTTGTTCATTGAGGCGCATCAGCCTTTCTTTTTCATCCTCCGGGAGCGCAAGGAACTGAGAATCCAGGTCGTCATCGAGTCGCAGAATAGCGCCGATTCCCCTTGTATAAATAACTTTTAAAAATTTGTCCTGCTGTTCAGTAGAGAGATAAGACAGGATTTTATCAACCTCTGCGCCAACCCTCTCGCATTTATAAACGAGGCTTTCAGCGATTACGTTATCTCGTTGCTTTGTTTCCCCTTCACCAGTGGCCAGCCATGAAGCAGAGCAAGAGCAGGCTTCAGCAAGCAGCGCAAGACGGTCAAGCGTTGGATACGTCTCACCTTTTAAATACTTTCTGATTGTTGATTCTGATAGTTCTGTTTGCCTTGCCAGTTGAACGTTGCTTGCTATGTTTGCAGCGTCCATAGCCTCCTTCAGCCTCTCCGAAAAGCGGTTTATTCCACTGCGGAGCAAAAACCGTTCGTGGTTTTTTGCCACGCTATCGGTTTTTTGTTCATAACTTTCTGAATTCATTTGGAAATCCTCACATAAAAACGATATCGCGAATATTAACGAATAAACCGACCCAAAAAATTGACATCGGTTTTTTGTGATCGTATATTTTAACGAGATAGATAATCGATTTTGATTATCGTTTTAGATAAACCCAGAAGGATATCAACAATGCAATTGCTGAGACAAGACATGACCAGCCTCTTTGTGACTGAAGGACAGGACTGGTCCAGCAAGGCGATCATTGCCGCCCTAGACCGTCAGGGTGTAAGTCTGGGCGACTTAGAAAATGAATTAGGTCTCGGGAAAAATGCGCTTCGTAACGTTTTTTATCGCAAGTGCGGGCGCTATGAAGAAGCTATCGCGGAAAAAATCGGTGTTTCACCGTCAGTTATCTGGCCAAGCCGTTACTTTTCTGATGCTCGGTTGTCAGCGTAAGGAGATAGGGAATGTCTATCTGGTTAACAGCGAAAGAATGCGTAGGGCTGCCAGGATTACCGAGCATGGATCACAATATTCGTAATTGCTTGAACAAGCGCTCAGGAGCCGCAGCAGAACTACGTCGCCGCCGTGCAGGTTCTAAAGCATTCGAATATCACCTTGATTGTCTGCCAGCTGAAGCGCAGGAAGTCATTCGTAAGCGCCATTACAACGAACTGATGGAACAGGCCGCCAAAGCTGAGCCGGTGGCCATGCCGGTGGCGAAGACGTCAATTAAGCCACGCAACAAGCTGGCCATTATCCGCCAGTGTCCGGCCCTGCTGGAGCGTGAAGTCAACACGCTGACCGACAAGCAGCGCCAAATCTCCGACGCCCGCGCACTGCTGGCCCAGAACGTTCTGGCGCTGTGTGATGCCGGAGTCTCCCGGGCGTCGGCTGTGAATCAGATCGTCAGCGGCTCACGCGCCGGGACGCTCCCGCGCCCGCTGATGGAAGCCGCAGAACTGGCCAGCGCCAGAAAAGGCCAGCGGGCTGGTATTGGTAAAAGCTCCCTTCAGGAATGGGTCTCAATTTACCAGACCACCGTTAACGGCGCGGAGCGCCTGAAAATGTTGGCTCCCGGTCATCATAAAGCGCGCGCCCCTGAGCAGATCGCATGGCTTACTCGTTTCCTGGCTCACTGGCGCAACCTTAACGGCCCGAGCATTCAGGCGGCCTATCGTGAGTTCGCCGACGAATGGGCGAAAGACTTCGCAGACCAGCCCGCTATGCTGGCGGCTTGCCCGTCATACCACGCTGTTCTCCGTGCGATGGATAAGCTCCCACGCCGCGAAAAGGCCCGGGGCCGTGTCTCTGGTTCCGCTGCGCGAGCGCTTGAAACTTACGTCAAGCGCGACTGGTCCACCATGCCGGTGAACGGCTGCTGGATATCGGATGGTAAGTCCCTGAACCTGAAGGTGGCCCACCCGATTCATGGCCGCCCGTTTACCCCGGAACTGACAATGGTTATTGATGGACGCTCCCGCGTCGTCGTTGGCTGGAGCCTTGCGCTGGCCGAGAACGTGATCGCCGTTGCGGACGCTTATCGCCACGCCATGAGCCGGTTCGGTAAACCACTTTTTACTTACTCGGATAATGGCGGTGGTGAAAAGAACAAAACTCTTGACGCCGATACTACGGGTATCTTCCCCCGTCTCGGGATCCAACATATGACCGGCATCCCCGGGAACCCGCAGGCGCGAGGCATCATCGAACGTCTTAACGGTGTGATCCCCCGCGCCATCGCCCAGAAATACCCAACATATAACGGCCACGGCGCTGACCAGGAGCACGTCCGGGTCACCAGCCGCGCTATCAATTCAGCCATTAACGCGCTGGACAAGAACAAGGAACTTAACCCGGTACAGCGCAACGCGCTGGCAAAGCTCCCGAGCTGGCAGCAGCTGCTGGACGTTATCGAGGAAGAGGTCGAGAAGTACAACAACACACACCGCCATAGCGAGCTGCCAAAAGTAGATGGCAGACATATGACCCCGATGGAGGCCCGCCGCGCCGCGCTGGCTGAAGAAGGCGACGAAATCGAATATCTGAGCGCCATCGAGCTGCGCGAGGCGTTTATGCCTGAAATGACCCGCACGGCGAACCGTGGCTGGCTCCAGATTTTCAATAACGACTATTTCTCTGAAGCCCTGCTGTCGGTAGACACCGAGGAAGTCCGGGTCGCTTACGACATTCACGACGCCACCCGAGTGGTCGTTCGCCGGATGGATGGCTCGTTCGTCTGCGAGGCTATCTGGAACGGTAACAAACATGCAGCGGTTCCAGTCACGGCCATGAACGACGCGATGGAGAAACGCAAAAAGCGCCGCCTCGCGCGTGTCGACGAACAGCGCCGGGAAATCGAGGCCGAGGGCCGCCCACTGCTGGAAGCGCCAGCCATACCCGACTTTAACTTTGGTCAGATACTGCAGGGGGAACTCCAGCAGGCTGAGCAGAACGACTACCACTTTTTACAGACAGACCGGGAACACGCAAAAAAGACCGGAACCTGGAATAACGGATAAACGAGGTTTTTATGATTGCTCAATTAAACGAACTCATGACCCTGCGCAAATGGTCCCAGACACAGGTCGCCCGCGCGATTGGTAAAAGTCCGGCAGTTATCAGCCTTTATCTCAAAGGCAAATACGACGGCGACGTGGCCAGCCTCGAAAGTGATATTGCGGCGCTGATTAACCGCGAAGCGGAGAAAGCAAAAAGCCAGAAACTGGCCGTCTCTTTCATTCGCACCTACACCGCCAGCAAGTGTCTGGAAGTCATCAAAATGGCGCATATGGACGGCGATATAAACGTCATTTATGGCGACGCCGGGATGGGTAAAACCATGGTTATGCGCCAGTACGCCAGCGAGAACCGCACCGCGATTTTGCTGGAAGCTGACCCGGGCTACACCGCCCGCGTCGTTCTGGAAGAACTCTGTAACAAGCTGGGGCTGAACCGTCGCGGCAACATGCACGAACTGAGCGATGCCATCGTTAACGCATTACGTGATTCAGGGCGGATCCTTTTAATCGACGAGGCGGAGAACCTCCCACACCGGGCGCTGGAAGTAATACGCCGCATTCATGATAAATCGGGGATTGGAGTCGTCCTGGCAGGGATGCCACGTCTTATCGTCAACCTGAAGGGCAAGCGCGGCGAGTTTAAACAGCTCTACTCCCGCGTGGGCTTCGCGCTGGCGCTGGGTGAAGTGCTGCCGCGTGAAGATATCGACGCGATAGCGACCAGCGTTCTGAGCGATGCACAGGACCCGGCTGTCGGGGATGCCCTGTTCAACGCGTCACGCGGTAACGCCCGCCGACTCTTTAAGCTGCTGCGCGGCGTCCACCGCTACAGCCTGCTGAACAACGCGCCGGTGGATGCTGGCGCGGTCCGTCACTTCTCAGAAATGCTTATTAACTAGGGGGCCATCATGGTCGGGAACAAAAAAGCTAAAGCAATGGATTTAATCAGGGCGATGGATTGCGCCAGCGCAGTGATTAAGGCGCTCAGCGCTCACAGCGTGGCGGTCAAGACCGTGACACTGGTCGGGGACAAGCCGGTAATTCGTATCGAGCGCTGCGGCTATAGCGACGCCCTGATTCATGAAGGCCGCGCGGCTTATCTGGAGTTCGGCTGTGGCGTATCGGGTAGATACCGTCAGGGCCAGTATCACACCGGCGGCTGTAAGGTCGTCTGGTCTGAATCTTTCCATTAAAGGGGGCGTAATGGCCATTAAATTCGAAGTGATTATTTATGCGAATGATGAAGAAAAGACAGTGGGAGCGACCACGACAATTTTCACCTGCAAGCAAGGTTATACGCAGAAAGAACTGGATGTGGCCCGACACATTAAAGACCACGTCGACAACATTTTTAAAAACGAATTTAAGTCAATTCAAATCAACGTTATCAACAAAGAGGAAAACAACAATGTCCACTGAAAACACCGTTAAGCAGTTCACTACCGCACAGGCCCCGGAAGGCTACTGGACCGACGCTCGCGGCGTTCTGACGCCTGTCAGCCTGGTGAAGCCAATCGACCAGGACCGCGACGCACTGGTCGGGGAACTGGTGGAACTGGCGATTAGCGTGTCCAGCGCTTTACGCGAACTGAAGGAACGCGCTATCGCCGATATTCAGGCGTTTGTAGACCTTTCAGCGGAGAAGTACGGCGCGAAAACCGGCGGAGCCAAAGGCAACGTAACCCTGTTTACCTATGACGGGCGTTTTAAAATTCAGCGCCAGATGGCTGAAAACATCAAATTCGACGAGCGCCTTCAGGCGGCAAAAAAACTTATCGACGAGTGTCTGGCCGACTGGACCAAAGGCGCTAGCCCCGAGATTCACGCCCTGATTAGTGAAGCGTTCGCCAGTGACTCCGAGGGCAATATTAAGACGGGGCGCGTTCTGGCCCTGCGTCGTCTGGAAATCAGCGACGAGCGCTGGCAGAACGCGATGCTGGCTATAAGCGAATCTGTCCAGGTTGTCGGAACTAAATCGTATATCCGCGTTTATGAGCGCGTCGGCGACTCCGACGAATACCGCGCCATTCCGCTGGATATGGCGGGGGTATGAATGAAGGCCAAAGGCGAAACATTGTCGCGCTGGATGGCGTTTTATGGGCTGAAGCGTCGCTGGTATGAATGGGATTCTCTGGCCCGGTGGCGTCTGAATAGACACTTAAAAAGGAATAATTATTTTTATGGATGCTGAAGCGTTTAACAAGGCCCACCCGATAGGGACAGTCTTCATCCATACGGCCCACCCGGCCCTGCGTGGTGGCCATACGGTGAGGACGGTCGCAAAGGCCCAGGATTTTAACTGCGGTTGTGTGGTGGAAATTAATCGGGAGCCGTATTTCGTTAAAGTGGAAACACTTCGAAAAGCTGGCTGATTAATTAGTTTTTAAATCTCTTTTAAATATTGGCGTAAACCCGCCGGGGCGGCGCTACGCCAAAATTCAGGAATCTGAATATGAAGACATTAACTTTAGAAGAATTTCGCGGGCTGATTAAGGCCCAGAACGTCGACCGTCTGGACTGGGCTTTAGTCTGTCCGATGTGTGGGACGGTTCAGTCCTCCCGCCTTTTAATTCAGGCGAATGCCGGGACCGATTTTGACGACGTCCGCAAGTTTCTGGGCTTCAGCTGCGTGGGGCGATTCACTGGTAAAGGTTCGCCAACTAGTGAGAAAGATAAAAAACACGGCTGCAACTGGACGCTGGGCGGACTGTTCCAGATGCATGAGCTGGAAGTCATTACTGAAGACGGGATCCACCACCCGCAATTTGAACCCGCCACTGCCGAACAGGCGCAGGAACTGGCCAGCCGTCTGGGGGTATCCCATGAATAAGGAAAAATATCTCGCCAAAATTAAAAAACTGCTGAATCTGGCCCGTAAGGCAACCAACACCAACGAGGCCGCCGCCGCGCTGCGTCAGGCTCAGAACCTGATGCGAGAGCACAACGTCACGGAGCTGGAGGCGGAATTTACCAATATCAGCGAGGCCAGCAGCAAAGGCTCACCAAACCACGCCCAGACGCCGCCTAAATATCTGGTTTATCTGGTCGAGGTGATTAAACGCGCGTTCGGCGTTCAGGCGTTCTTCAGCTGGCGCGAGGGCAAGTATTTTTATAATTCTCCCCGCCGTGTCGTCACGTTCTACGGCCCCGACAGCCGTCCCCAGATTGCCGCCTACGCCTTCGACGTTCTGGCCCGTCAGATGACCGCCGCACGTAAAGAGTTTATCGGCGAGCTGCACAAAAACACCAAGCCAGCAAACCGCACCGCGAAGGCGGACCAGTTCTGCGAGGGCTGGGCCAGCGGCGTCTGGAACATTGTCGCGGAGCTGGTCCCCACCGAGTCCGAAACAACACTCATGGAACTGTACCGCGAACGCCAGCTTGCCAGCGGGCTGGAGTCCGGGAAATGCCGCGAGGCTCGCAAAGCCAGCGGCGGCGATATAGCCAGAACCGCTGGATATCTCTCCGGCAGACAGGCGCAACTGAGCCACGGCATCAATGGCGCAGGCGATGAAATGAAGTTGATCGGGGGGAATGTATGAGCGTTAACACCAGGTCAAAAGTCGATGTTATCCGCGAGACGCTGGCGGCTCACGGTCCATTGACCAGCGCACAGCTGGCGGCCCACACCGGGATCGATATCAAAAGTATCAGCGCTATGGTGGCTTACAGCTGCCGCAAAGGGCTGGTAGAGCGTGGCTGGTTCAGGAATCAGCGCTGCTACGGCATCGACGGCGCTTTTCCCGATGCCACACTGCCGGAGCCTGATATGCAGCAAAACAGGATCCAGTCGGATGCTTTTTATCGGCTGGCCATGCTGGCCGCAAATTATGAGCGAGGCGACAAATTCAACGAGGCCGAGGCGCACTGGCTGGACGCTGCCGAGCTGGCCAGCAAGGTCGAGAACATCCAGTTCTGTCGCCATCGTGCGGCCTTCTGTCATCACGCTCTGGCGTCTGGCTGGAAGTATTCAGAGAGGGGCGAGGAATGCTGAACGTTAAGGGCTGCGAATATCTGGACCAGGGCAAAAAAAGGATTTACACGTTCAGCAATCTGGCCACCGCCGTGGAGGTCCCGGAGTATCCCGGGAGCGCTGGTCTCAAATTTTACGACGTCGCTGGCCATGCGATTCACAAGACGGGCGATATGCGGGAAATGAAACAGGCTATTGCGCGTTACAAATCAAAATGGAGACTCGCTAAATGACGCCTAATGCCAAAAAGCTGGTCGGAGCCATTAAAGCCGGTCAGGCGTTTCTCGGCTGGGACGACGCAACCTATCGCGCAACCCTCACCCGACTGACCGGCAAGAACAGCGCAACCCGTTGCAGCCTGGAAGAACTCCAGACCGTTAAAGAGTACATGCACACGGCGGGATTCCCCCGCCAGTCCCGGAAGCATGGCCGCCGCCCTTCGGTCCCAAAGACCCGCGAGGGGATGCTGAGCAAGGTCGAGGCGCAGCTGGCTGACGCGGGTCGTCCGTGGAGTTATGCCGAGGGCCTGGCTAAACGGATGTTTAAGCGTGAGCGCGTGGACTGGCTGACGACCGAAGAACTCACCAAGCTGATGCAGGCGCTGGACTATGACGCGAAGCGGAGGGCAAAACGTGAAAATCACAGTTAACCACGACGAGCTGGCGCAGCTGGAGAACTTGCTGCCGGACTCAGCCAAAGCATTGATCCACGTTCTGGGCTATGCCGCAGCCACCCGGCTGATTAACCGTTTCGGCGGTGTGACGCTGGCAGCTAAAAGCGGCGCAGCCCGTGAGCGAACTGGCGGCGTTCATGCTCTCCTGCGTGAAGTGCTGAGCGAGGAAGAGTCCGGCAAATTGATCGCGTATCTGGGCGCGGACCAGTTCTACATCCCCCGCTGTGATGCTGCCCTGCGCCAGCTGCGCAACGCCCGGTTCGTGGCAGCGGTCGCAGAACGTCAGGAAGGTGGCCTGTCCATCCGTCAGGCGTTCGCGGTGCTGTGTCCTCAGTTCGGGATAAGTGACCGGATAGGATGGGAGTTAATTCGCGCCCGGGCCGGAAGTAGCAAAGCGGAACAGCCTGGATTATTCGACAACTGATATCACGCCTCCAGCCGGGGGCGTTTTCTTCTGGACTTTTTTCTAAAAATCTTCCGTAATATTCTCTCTTTTCCCCGCTGTACCTGATGCGCTGAACCCTCTCAGCCGCTCGTTATTCCCTTTAAATTTCACAATATCCCCACTTGTTAACGTGGCTTTTCGCCACCTGAAAACTATCCCGAGATTAACGCATGAACGGACAGGGATTCTGGGAGATTTCATTGAAATGGATCGCTGAAAATGCGCCCGCGATTTATGCCGGTCTGGCTGCTATTGGAGTGTCGTCGATGATGAGCATTAAAGACGGTAAACCGAAGAAATACACCATAACCAGCGCCATCGTCTGCGGAATTATCGGAATGAGCCTGTCGGGCCTGATGACTCATTTTGGCCTTCCTGCTAATGCCTCCTCGCTTGTCGGCGGGGTTGTCGGGTTCCTCGGGGCGGACAAGCTGCGTGACATGGCGAACACGTTAGTAAACCGCCGCGTAAGCGGCCCACAGCAAGGGGATAACAACAATGAAAATCAGTAATAACGGCCTGAACCTTATCAAGACGTATGAAGGTCTGGAGCTTACGGCATACCCGGACCCGGGAACGGGCGGCGCTCCGTGGACCATCGGGTACGGTCACACCGGCCCTGAAGTCCACGCCGGACTGGTCTGGACCCAGCAGCAGGCCGAGCAGGCGCTGGCCAGCGATGTGGCGCAATTTGAACGCGACGTCACCGGTCTGGTGAAGGTTCAGATTAACCAGAACCAGTTCGATGCGCTGGTCTCGTTTGCCTACAACTGCGGAAGCGATATTGACGCGGACGACATCGCCGAAGGTCTGGGCGACAGTACGCTGCTGAAAAAGCTTAACGCCGGTGACTATGACGGCGCGGCCAACGAGTTCCCGAAATGGAACCGGTCCGGCGGCAAGGTTATGTCCGGTCTGACCAAGCGCCGCAACGCTGAGCGCTCGCTGTTCCTTACGCCATGCCAGTGATAAGCAAAGCGCTGTTAATTCTGGCCGCCGTGGTTGTGGGCTGGTTCGCGGTGGACAACTACCTGTCCACCCGGGCGGAGCTGAAGACGCTCAGGGACGACAATCAGGAGCTGAGCCGCCAGCTCAAGGCAAACCAGCAACAGCACAATGCGGAAAGCGCTGTCGGGCAGCAGGGGCTGGCATATGGCCAGCAAGAGACAGCGAACCAGGAGAAAACGAAAATTGAGATCCGCACACAAATCATTAAGGAACCTTGCGCGGGCCAGCCTGTTCCTGATGCCAGCGCTGACCGGTTGTGGAAGCTCGCCACCGAAACCCGCGACGCCGTCCTATCAGGTGATGCCCGCAAATCTGACGGCGTCACGCCTGCCGCCGCTCCCGGGGAATAACCCGGGGCGGCTCAGCTGGGGGGAGTCACTTCTCTGGAACGTCGGACTGATGGAGACAATCCGGCTGGGGAACTGTGACAAGGCACTTATCCGACAGATTGAACAGCTCAGGGCCAGCGGAGAGACCGGGAAGACGCTCCCCCCTCCGCCGGAGTGCAAATTGTTAACTTCAGGGGATGAAAAAAATGGCGGTACTTAGTTTCCAGTCATACGGCTATACAGCTGAACCTACTTACGTAATGAGTGAGCGAATCACTCATTTTTACGGGGTCGATTATAACGGGCGGAGCGGGACGACCATCGTTCTGGACACGGGTAAGGAAGTCACCGTCGGCGAATATGCCAGCGTGGTGCAGCGCAAAATCGAAGACGCTCAGAAGGACGAATGATGGCAAGGCCGCAAGAAGAAAAGGACAAGGTCCGCAGCGGTTATATTTTTGACCAGCTCACGCTGGAGATGGCGGCTATGCGCTGTTCGGTCCCGTATGACACCGCACGGCGCTGGAAGATGCAGGCCGCCAAAGCGGGCGACGACTGGGAAAAGCTCCGGGCAGCTCACACTCTCGCAGGTAACGGTCTGGAGAACGTGGCCAGAAACGTCCTCATTAGCCTGGTGATTAAGTGCCAGTCAACGCTGGAGTTAATCAACCAGAACCCGGACATACCTCCCAAACAGTCCGTCGAGCTGCTGGCCAGTCTGTCGGACAGCCTCAGCAAGGCGGTGGCCTCCAGCAAAAAAATCCTGCCGGAGACCGACCGGCTGGCCACGGCGCTGGAAGTCGTTCAGATGCTGGGGACGTTTATCAGTGAGAAACATCCAACGCTTTACGCGCCTTTTCTGGAGGTTCTGGAGGGCTTCGCCGGACAGCTGGAGTCCGACTTTAGTTAATGGCTTGCAGGGCAACCGGCTGACCCGGGCAAGCCATAACAACCCAAGGCCCGGAACGTCCGGGCCTTTCACTATTTCGGGGGAATGATGCAAAAGCAGGTGATCGGTAAGGCTACGCTGTACTGCGGCGACGTTATGGAAGTGCTGCCACAGCTGAACGGCAGCTCGTTTGACGCGCTAATCACAGACCCGCCCTACAGCAGCGGCGGGATCCACAAAAGCGACCGCAACATGGCCCCGTCTGAAAAGTACGTAAACGCGACCCATTATTCCGAGTTCAGCGGCGACAACCGCGACCAGCGTAGCTGGGCGTTCTGGTGTACTCAGTGGATGGCAATGTCCACGCGGCTGGTCCGTCCCGGCGGCTATTTCATGGTTTTCTCGGACTGGCGTCAGCTCCCAACGCTTACGGATGTACTTCAGGCCGGTGGCGTTCTCTGGCGCGGTCTGGTCGTCTGGGATAAGACCCTTTCATCCCGCGCCCCTCATACCGGCTATTTCCGCCACCAGGCTGAATATATTGCATGGGGGAGCAACGGCAAGCTGGCGCAGTGTCCCGGCGGTCCCTTCCCGGGCGTCATCACCGAACGCGTGAACCCGTCGGAAAAGCTCCATATGACCGCGAAGCCGGTCCGGCTGATGCAGGAGCTGGTCAGGCCGCTGGGCGAAGATGCCCGCGTTCTGGATCCGTTTATGGGAAGCGGGACGACTGCGCTCCCGGTACTGGAGCGCGGCGGAAGCTTCACCGGCATTGAACTGACAAACCAGTATTTTGATATTGCCTGCGCCCGTATCGAGAAGGCGCAGGCCCTAAACGTTCAGGGGTAAACGTGGCTAAACGGAAAATCTCACTAAAGGAATTTCAGCAAAGCCTTCAGGAATATATTGCCAACCTCCGCCAGACCATCGAGGCGGAGTGCGAGGGCTTTTCCACTGACAAGGCCGAAGCCGACAAGCGCCGCGCCGCCGTGGCCGACCCGGTCACGGGATATGATTTTTTTGTCGAGACGTATTTCCCGCATTACGTCCGCAACCCCGCGAAAAGCGAGCTGCATAAATATCTGTTCAAGCGCCTGCCGCAAATCATCGCCAGCGAAGACGGCGAGAACGACGCCATCGCCGCGCCCCGTGGTGAGGCGAAATCGACGCTTGTCAGTCAGCTGTTCAATCTCTGGGTTATCGTTCGCAAGCTGAAGCATTACCCGGTCATCATTATGGACAGTATTGACCAGGCCTATCCGATGCTGGAGGCCATCAAAGCGGAGCTGGAATTTAACCCCCGTTTAAAAAATGATTTCCCGGATGCCTGCGGTCAGGGGCGCGTCTGGAGGATGGGGACCATCGTCACGGCGAACAACATCAAGGTAACGGTCGCAGGTAGCGGTAAGAAATTGCGCGGCCTGCGTCATGGCCCGTATCGTCCCGACCTGATTATCCTGGACGATATCGAGAACGACGAGATGGTCCGCAACCCGGAGCAGCGCGACAAGCTGGCGCAGTGGCTGACGAAGACCGTCATGCCGCTGGGTGAAGCGGGCGGTAAAACCGATATCGTCTATATCGGGACAATCCTCCATTACGATTCCGTTCTCTCCCGAACGCTGGATAACCCGATGTGGACGACGGCCCGTTTCAAGGCTGTGATCCAGTGGCCTGCGCATATGAAATTATGGGACGAGTGGGAAGAACTTATCCGCAACAAGCAGACGGAGGCCGCCGAGGCGTTCTATCAGCAGAACGAGGCCGACATGCTGGCTGGGGCTGTCGTGTCGTGGGCCGCGCGTCCGCTGCTTGCGCTGATGAAAATCCGCGTCCGTGATGGTCACGACACTTTCGACAGCGAATATCAGAACGACCCGGTCAGTGGCGAGGATGCCCTGTTCGTGGGCTGTATCAATTTCTGGGTTAATCGCCTTAACGAGTGGGTATTTTATGGC